CGCCGGTGGGTCGGATGTGTTTGAAGCGCGAACAGCTAGCGGCTGGGCGGAGGCCTTTTGCTATGTGTCAACACCATCAAATCAAACCGAGATTGGGGTTAGCGGGTTCATCGGCAATAACATGCCGTTTCGCCCTAACCCGCGAATAAAACCTACCGAAAATTATGACAGCGAACCGAGAACAAAAGACACCCAAGGTAAAGCAGATCGCGCAAAAGATGTATATCGCTATTTCGGTAGATGTGGAGTTCATGCGGTAAATGGCGTAGCGACTAATAATGGCTTCCGAAACCTAAACGCTGGGGATCAAATTACTTACACCCTTTTTAATGACAGTGATGCAGACGGTATTTTTCAGTACCAGGACAGTGGGCCTGACGGATTCAGAAACACAGCGGATGTTGCCAACAGCGTCGCAAGCAGACAAAACGATTATGACGACCAAATTGTATTAGGGGATAGATATCTGTTAGGAACAGCTAAAGGCATTTGCATTGACCGCACTGACAGCCCATTCAACTCTGAGATAAACAATCTTCCTGTAGGCGGTGGTAACGCGGTCACAGCAATATTTGAAGTTACTGAACCCGGTGGGATCCATACTTGGGTAGAAGCTGACCTGCACCCTCCGTTAGGACCGCAAGATATTGGCGACAGTGCATTGGTAGGCAACAACGTGCCTAAATATTTTGATAAAGGCGGCGAACAAACGCCTGTCAATGCAACAAGATATAGCCACATCCTTCGCTTAACAGAAGCATCTTTTACGACTGAACGCAAAACTCGATATATAGAAGTCGGCATCAAAAGCAGCGTCAACCTGCAAGTAAGTGGCATTTGCTACTACCGAGGTGTTGCTAAAGGTAGCAGCACAAGGACACTAACTGAGGTTGATTTAGACTTTAGAGACGACAACATATCGTTTACAAATAGCACCTATAGCTCACCTGAGACTCGGTTAAGTGGCTTTAGGGTTAGCTGGAGGCAATCAGGAGGCAGTAACTATAACCGACTACCTTACATGTTTGTAGTTCGCTCAATGATGGATACAGCTGCTTATAACTATCTGCGTTTTGAATTTGATAGCGAAGCCACTTATGAATTCAAGTTAAGTCCAGTTTCTGGCTATGAAATTAGAAACAGTTCAGAACCCATTCAGGTGCTGGACTATAAAAACAATAATCGTGCATCTGTAACAACCGGAGGGATAACTGTAATATTCAGTGGTGAGACAAACTATGCCAGAACTGCCGATAATTTTGCTATACCGTCGCTAACCACAATCGGTGGAGATCCGCTAACTGATGATAGCGGACCAGACCTTCTGTTTGATGACAATGCTTCAGGGCGAAATTACTTCAGCGATGCTTTTGCTCGTATTGCTGAAAAATTTATGCACGAAGAGTTACAAGCAACGACAAATAATCCTGAGCATCAGATTGTATATGTAGACACCCAGTCTTCTAACAACGAAATTCCGCGTTATGACAACTTAGCGGTGGTGGGAATGAACATCCGCAGCAGTCGTGAAATCACATCGTTACAGCAGTTCAGCGTCTATTGCAACCAAGGTATTAATTCCACCAACCTTTTCCCTGAGGTGCTGTTGGACATGTTTACAAACGAAAGGTACGGAACCGGAAAGATCTTGAACAGTAACCAGATCGATACGCAGAGCTTCAGCGACATGGCCAGCTGGTGCGAAGACCGTCTCTACTTCTTTGATGGGATGGTCGATTCTAAGGTCAACATCCGCAGTTGGGGCACCGAGACAGCAAGGAACTACCTGCTTGATTTAGTTATACGAAATGGCCGCTTTGCGTTGCAGCCTGTTGCTGACTTTTACGACAACCCTGTTATTAGCGCCCTGTTTACTAGCGGCAACATCATTGAAGACACATTTGAGTTCACAACAGCAGACGAGCAGGATCGGATTCTTCCTCAAGTTTCAGTGAAATGGCGTGAAGAGAAAGCTGATGCTGAAGACGGTTTGTTCCCCGTGGTGCGTCAAGTCACCGTCCGTGAAAGCAGCACACCCGATGACGCACCGTTTGAAACTATCGACTTGTCTGCTTATTGCACATCAGAAAAACACGCTATTGACGTAGCCAAGTGGACTTGCCGCCAACGCAGACTGTTGACTCACTCCATCTCATTTGAGACAACACCAACTGAAGCAGCTCTAGACATCGGTGCAGTGTTCAAGTTGGGCATGGAGGCAATTGCTTATAACCAGCCACAAAATGGAGCTATCGCATCTAACGGCGAGATCACAGCATGGCCACCATTAGCTGACGGAAACTACCCCGTGTTGTTGTGGGACGGAGTAGCGAACACGGTGCAAGAGGTTTCCCTCACTGTCAGTGGCGGCAAAGCGGCAGGACGCGCCAACGCCGTCTTCTGCCTTCGTACTGGTGGGCAAACGGCAGAGACATACAAAACCCAGTCCCTCAGCTACACCGATGACGGCAACATCAGCGTCGAGGCAACCGTTTATCCAACTGACGTGAACGGGGCTTCACTGCTGACAGCAGGTTTTGAAGATCCAGTAAACTGGGTTATCGAAGGTGAGATCTAGTGGCGACCGCATTCGGCAGTCTCGAAACTTGCGGACCCACAAGGAGATCATTCACTCCGGGTAAATACGCCACCAAGCGCTTCAACTCAATCAGTGGCGCTGGTACGACACGCCTCTACGGCAGCAAAGCGTTCGACGCCAGCCTCCAGATGTCATTCCTACTTAACGATGCAGACACCTGCACCGTCATGAAATGCTGGGACGATGCCTACGGCAGCTATGACGTTCTCACGCTCCCCGTAGAGTTTTTCGCTGGAGCTAGCTCCGTCCTAGATTGCACTATCCCGGACTATCTAAACTGGAGATGGGCTGAGGCACCCTCAGTGGAGTCCATCCTTCCTGGCAGGTCCAGGGTTCAAATCAATCTTGTTGCAACCTTAGACGCATGACTGTCCTAACCGGAGCTGACGGCCAACTGATGTACGGCACTGCAGCCTTTGCAAAATGCCGAGACTGGAGCATCACCGTCAACAAAGATGCCCTTGAAGACACCTGCCTAGGCGACTTCGACCGCACCTACGTCGAAGGATTGCGCGGAACGACCGGAAGCGCAACACTCCTCTACGACCCAGGCAACGAAACAGCAAACAATTTCCTGAACACCATCTTCAACACCTTGGGTGAAACTGAGTACGAAGAACCCGAAGAGCTGATATTCAAAATGAACCGGCAGGTCTACCCAAACGGCGGTGGTGTGTTTACCTGCAACGGATTCCTCACCAGCGTTGGACCAAGCGTCTCCGTGGGTGATGTTCAAGCAGTGAGCGTCAGCTTCCAAATCAGCGGCAAGCCCACAGGTGAGTTCTAAATGGCAGTTCTGGGCTACGGCGGAAAATTACTTCTAAAACGTGAGCCCACAGCGCCCTGCGTTGTAGAGCCAGACCAGATCGACTTCGACAAGGAAGTTATCACCACTTTGTGTCCGGGCTACTGGAACGGTGATCACATCCAAGCCGAATGCTCTCCGGGCAGCAACGTAGCTAAATATGCCAGCTACTACGGCAGCAAATGGGAGCTAGGCGGCAACCGTACCCAGATCACAGCCGAAGACGACGAATTCTACAAAACACCAACCGAAGAATTCCCAGTTGGGCAATTCGGCGATGCAGCCCATTTCTACGTGGAACCAGGAGACGTTCCACCTTGCGAACCCACCGACTGGTGGATCCATGTAGACGAACTAGGCCAAATAAGTTTCTACGACAGCCGATGCAAAGCTTTGGCCGGATGCCTCGATGACCGTGAAGACATCGAAAACATTGGCGATAGCTTCATCATTACCCCCTACGACCCCGAGTGGCAGATCCTTTGCGACCTGCGCGAGTGGACACTAGAACTATCCGCCCCAGCTGTTGACACCACCAGCGTCGCCGAAAAATGGGGCAATGCCGTCAAAAGCCTAGTAACCGGCGGTGGTTCGACCGACTTCCTAATCGACCGCAAGTGCTTTGACGACGAGCAAGACAACGGCCTCCTCTTAATGAAGCTCCTCCTCCTAACCGAGAAAGGATGTAAAGCCTCCGCTCAATTCTGGATGATGAACCGCGGCGAAGAATGCGGAGTCGATTGCGACCTCATCAACGGCAGCCTCTACTACGAAGCCGACGTACTCATCACCCAAACAGCGGTCAACGTTCGGCCAACTGAGATTGTCGCTGGAACGGCCCAATTCGTAACGACCGGAGAGATCCGTTTGCTCGAAGCCTACCCCTCAAAATCAACATAAAGGACAGCCTTAGACTGTTGGCACAGTAGGCATCAACAGTGTGACCAAGATTATTCGGGCTGGCCAACCTGCATCACTCGGCGAAATAGATACTACCCAGGGAGAATTCCGCAGTCAGATCGACGCGCTAACTGATGCAGTGCGCCAACTCGGCGGTGATCCAGTCATTGCCCCTGGTGCGACCACACCAAACAACCCCCTGAACGCACCATTCGTTCTGTATGTAGACAGCAATATCGGTAGAGACACCTTTGTAACAGGTGACTACGCAGAAGCTGACGATGGGACGTACGAAACAAAGATGAAACGTATCAGCCTGCAGCGTTTGCAGTGCGGATACACAATTTCGGCACCGTTCCGCACGCTGTCCAGAGCTGTAATCGAAGCCGGTATTATCACCAGCCGCGACTTCCTCGATCTGGTGCCCGCTCCATGCGGTGACCTCGTCACAATCGTGTTGGCCTCTGGCGTCCACACCGCCCTAAACGGTGACGGTGGAACGGTATCCGGCCCCTGGACCGATGGCTACGAACCAACCGACGCCGAACTCACCGAGTTCAACCCCAGCAACGGCGGCCTCGTCTTACCCCGTGGCTGCAGTGTCGTTAGTCTCGACCTACGCAAAACAATTGTCCGCCCCGATTTTGTTCCCGAACCCATCAATGAAGGCCCCGACCCACTAATTACTCGCCGCGCAATTTTCAAACTAACCGGCGGCTGTTATACATACGGCTTCACCATCATGGACAAGGTGGGCTTCGACAAAAGCCACCACCTCCTCGATGGTTTCCAATTCGCGGGCCAAACAGCACTCGACGAATTCTATGCAAACATTCGCGCCGCATTCTCTGGCGTAGCAGGCATCAACAACGCATACGCAATACCCCGCCAATCCGAATACCGCATCACCGGCCCCCAACCCGAAGCTCCCATAGAAGCAGTCGACACCACCGCTGGAGCGAGCCCGTACGTCTACAACATCTCCGTAAGATCCGAATACGGTCTCTGCGGAATGTGGGCCAACGGCGATGTAGCCACAGGCTTCCGCTCCATGGTCGTAGCCCAGTACACCGGCGTTTCTCTTCAACGCGACCTAGACAACTGGCAAAAGTATTCAGGCAGCACCTGGGGAACTTTTAGTAGCTACGACAACCTAATTGCAACCGACCCTAATAACGTTCGCTTTAATCCTGAGCGTCGTTCATATCATGTGCGCACAAGTAACAACGCAGTCATACAAGAAGTCTCTGTCTTCGCAATTGGACAATCGATTCATCATTTAGCAGAGTCAGGTTCGCAGATTACGATAACAAATAGCAACTCTAACTTTGGTGGTTGTGCGTCATTAGCGGACGGATTTCAACCTAAAGCAGCACCTACCGACACCCCATGGGAAATTGACGGCATTCGCCGTGCTGTAAGTCCCTTCGTAAAAACAGGGAACATCAAAAAGATCTTCCTTGGAACGCTGGTCGGCACCCAAGCAAACGCAGCAACCACACTCGAATTAACAGCACCGTTCGACCCACGAACTCTGACCGACCAGGGCTACTCACTGGAGCCCGACAACTATCTCTGGGTTGAGAATGCTGGCGGCCCCGACTACCGGGCACTACTCGCAAACCCCCCTGTTGATGCAGTCGAGCCAGAAAAGATCAACATCCAGAGCGAGGTCCAAACCGACACCGGCATCAACCCTGACGACAACAACGACAACAAC